ACTTAAAGCCCAAGGAGTAATCCCTAAACTACGAGCTAGTGCAGATTTACTACCTGCAATCTTTATTGCTTTTTCAAAAGCATCTTTTGGAGATGACATAATGCTACCGAATACACTACTTAAAGTAGAAGACAATATACTACCAAAAATAGAATTGGTGCAATATAAAATACGAGTTAAACTTCTACCTAGTGTAGAAAATGGAAAGACTTACAAGGTGAAAACGGCCAAATATCAAGATTTTGCTTTACGGCTTAAAAGCCTTATGGAAACAGAAGCCTCACCAATTAAAACAGTGAATCAATTAAAAGATGCCATCGAAGTCACTTACGAAATGGCACGTCGCTACACACTTGGTATTGCTAAACCACGTGAAGAAAAAATGCAGATTCTTGCCGAAAAATTTAATGTTGATATTAGTTATTTAGATTATGGTACAGGCTTAGAACCCAACGTTATTACACCCTTTCCGATTACAGGTCGACTGGTTCCGGTCATTTCATGGGTACAGGCTGGTTCCTGGACTACTGTAGATGCCGTGCCAGCTGAAACTCAATTTGATGAATGGTTACCACCGAATCCTAAATGTGGAAAAAATGGCTATGGTTTAGAGGTGGTGGGTGAATCAATGCTTCCAGACTTCCGCCCAGGTGACAAAATTTATGTGAATCCTGACTTTCAACCAAGTGAATTAAAAACTGGCGATCTGGTGATTGTGTCATGTGAGGGGGATGCCGAAGCTACGTTCAAGAAGTTAATCGTTGAAAGCGGCAATATGTATTTGCAGCCACTCAATCCCAATTGGCCAGAACAAACTATTCCATTAATGGATGGTTGTAAGCTGA